ACACTACATATAATTTTCTTGATAAATAATAAAAAGAGAACTATATGGCAATAAATCAGCAAGGCTTAGTACAGCAAACTCAAATTACAAGAAAACCGTATTTTGTTGGATTTAATACGGTTGGGCAACCAACGCCTCCGTATTCTTTAACAAATATAGAAATAGTTAAAAGAGATATTAATAATCAATTTGCGACACCGTTAGGATCACGTGTGATGTTGCCAACTTTTGGTACAAGAATTTACGATTACTTATTTGACCCGTTTGACGAATATACAAAGAATGCTATTGTGGAAGATGCAGTACGAGTAGTTCAATCTGACCCAAGAGTAGAACTTGTAAACATAGATGTTTATCAGGAAGATCAAGCATTAAATGTTGTTATGGAATTATTGTTTAAGCCCGAATCTATAACGGATAATATGTTTGTCACATTCTCACTTAAAGACCAAGAAACATTTTAATTATGAAATACTATGTATATGAACTGTGGGATATAATTAAAAATCAACCATTTTATGTTGGTAAAGGTTGCGGCAAGCGTACATCAGCGCACACATCTAAATCGCATCTTGCAAAACAAGATGGAAATCAATTTAAGAAAAATGTTATAAGAAAAATGTTATCTGAGAATAATAAACCTGTTGCAAAATATGTTTTTAGGACTGACGATGAAATTGCTGCATATAACGAAGAAACCCGATTAATATTACAATATGGAAGACGAGATTTGGGGACGGGAATTCTTACAAATCTTACAAATGGCGGTGTTGGTAGTTTATCACCGAATAGTGAATCGAGATACAAAATGGGCAGCGCCAAACGAGGTAAGAAAGAATCAGAAGAAACACGAAGCAAAAAATCAGCATCGTTAATGGGACATACATTCACAGAAGATGCATTAAAGAAAATGAGTATTGCTAAAATCGGTAAGGTGCCGGCGTGTGTAGAAACAAGAAGATCGTATAGCGGCGCTGGCAATCCGCAATTTGGAAAAGTATGGTCAGAAGACAAGAGAAATAAAATGAGTCAAACAAACAAAGGTCGCAAACGCGCATATAGGGCCGACGGTACGTGGTTCTTTATATATCCGGAGAAAGTATAATGTCAGAAAGTGTTAGACAATCCAACCTCTTTGCTGCAGAAGACTACCAGAAGGTGTTTAAGGCGTATTCTTTTATCGATTATACTGCCTATGACTTTGATACGCTAAAGCAAGCACTAATAAATTATATCCAATCATATTATCCAGAAGATTTTAATGATTACATTGAAAGTTCTGAATTTATTGCTATTATTGAGTTAATTGCATATTTTGGTACAAGCCTCGCGTTTAGAACAGACTTAAATAGTCGTGAAAATTTCATTGATACAGCCGAGCGCAGAGAAAGTGTTATTCGCCTTGCTCAAATGGTTAATTACGTACCACGTAGAAATGTACCAGCAAGCGGCTTATTTAAAATTGCTGCTGTGCAAACTAATCAACAACTTACAGATGCTAACGGAATTAACATAAATGACTTGGCAATATATTGGAATGATCCAAATAATCCAGACTGGTTTGATCAATTTGTACAAGTATGTAATGCAGCATTCAGCACTATTAATCCGTTTGGTAGGCCTACAAAAAGCGGTATAATTGGCAATATTCCAACCGATCTATACGAACTTAACAATGTGCTGCGTCAAAACGTCACATACGCAACTTCCATCACAATTAACGGTCAACAATACCCAATTGACGTTTGTAACCCCGACTTTGTTACCAACCAATCAATATATGAAAGAGACCCCGATCCATTAAATCCTTTTAACTTTATTTACAGGAATGACAGTTTAGGTGTTGGGTCTTCAAATACAGGATTTTTCTTATATTTTAAACAAGGAAATTTAGTAAACGTAGATACAAACTTTGAATTTCCTGTGCCTAACAGACTATTTCCAATTGATATTCAAAATATTAACCAAGACGATGTATATGTGCAAGAAACAGATCAAAATGGTACTGTTATTTCTAAATGGGTAAAAGTTCCTGCTTTAGCCGGCGAAAATATTATCTACAACAGTATTAACTTTGCTCAAAGAAATATTTTTGATGTTATATCGGGCGCAAATGACACTATTACTATAAGATATGCAGATGGAAATTTTGGTAATGTACCTACTGGATTATTTAGAACTTGGGTACGTACAAGTGCGAATCAGGATTTAGTTATTAAACCGGATAGTGTGCAGGGATTACAAATTACTATCCCGTATGTTGGCTCCGATCAACAAACATATAATTTACGAGTTGTGTTTAATCTTGAACAGACAATTGGTAATGCTGCTGCATCAGAAACAACTGAGCAAATTAAATTACGTGCACCAGAGGTATTTTCAACACAATCTAGAATGGTTAATGGTAGTGATTATAATGTATTGCCGTTAATTTACGGAAATCAGATTGCAAAAATACAAGCAATTAATCGAACATACAGTGGACAAAGCAGATACATTGATTTAAATGATCCTACTGGTTTTCATAGAGACTTAATTATTTTTGGACAAGATGGTGCACTATATAGAGATAATCAAAATGTGTTAACTGAAGTGGTAAAGAATATATCTAATACGGGTAGCATAAATTCCGTATTAATAAATTCAATACAAGAAATCTTAAGAGACCCAAAAGTTTCTACATTTTTTTATGACGAGTATATAACACAATTTGAATCTACAATCAGGGTTAACAAAATGCCAGGAAATCCTGACGGTTATTCATTATTGCAGCTAGGATCAAAAAATCTATCATCAACGCACGGTGCTAATCCATATCAGACACCTGTTGTATGGAAAACAAGTCCTGCAAAATTTAAAAATAATACAGGATATTTTTCAGCAACACAAAATGCAATACCTATTACCGATATATTGGTTAACACACTAAATCCTAATAATCCCACTGTTGACAATCCATCAAATCCACTTACTTATCAACCTTGGGGATTTATAAAATCTGGATCTGTATTAGAATTTCAGTCTACTAGTGGACCTCATACTGTATCAGTGAATACAGTTATACAAAATGGAGAGCCAGGTGTTATTAATCCAACAAACACTTATTCAAATGTTGGCCCTGTCGGTATTGGTACCGAAATACAAAATAATTCAGTAGCTGTAAAAATATATCCTACCTTTAGAAATGAATTAACAAATACAGAAATTGCTGAAATTTTAGCAAGAGTTTCTTCTGGTATCTCATTCTGGCTTTACTACGATTTGCTATCAGACGAGTGGCACACATCTACTGCTACTACTGCCGGATTATCTAATCAAATATCACAACCATTTAGGTATCCACCTCCTATTGTTAATGATACAGTACCTGAAATTTATTCCAATTGGGAAAATTACGCAAATAGCGGCCTAGTATACATTAACATAGCAACCAACAGTCAGACTAGCTCAACTGTTTACGAATTAAGTGCTCGTGGTAGAGTTTTTGTTTTTGAATCATATAGGGACGTAAGATTTTATTGGGAACCAAATCAAATAATGATTGATAATGCTTCTGGGCAGGCATTACAGGATACAATCGAGATAATGCCTTTTGTTAATACAAATGCTACTATCAATAATAACACACCAGATATTGTAGACCCTACTACAGCATTTTTAAGAATACCGGCAGCATTCAATATTACCGGTGTTTATATCCAGGACGACGGTTATCAAGACCCATCAAAAGTTAAAGTATCTTTAGTTGATGAAAATAACGACGGTATTCCAGATGACCCTGCGGCGTTTGACAGAATTGTTTCCCAAAGCGACAGAGTTGTGTTCGAATATTATACGAACGAACTATCGGGGTATCAAAGTACGCGGCCGTGGATAACAAATTGGGCGTTAGATTTAAAAGATTGGACTGGTGATGTATTTGTGTATGGAAAATCCTCTCTGAATCCCCCACCTTTTATAACAAATGTAGAAATGTCGCCTTTGCAGCAACAGTCACCGGAATTAGTTCCTGGTGCGATAGTTGTATATCTAAGCGAATATGACTTATTTTTTATGAATAAAGTTGAGCAAATACAATCAATTGCATCTCAGGTAACTAATCTTTATAATAATTTAGATATAACACTAGAAGTTTTAAATAGATACTTTACAAATAAATCTTTTTTAATTGCATCTTCTCCGCCGGGATTTGGCGTATACTATGCTCTTACTGTTGAACCAACTAGTAATACTACATATCCAACTGGAAAAATTGTTGTTGCTTTAATTGATAAATATCACTTTGACAAAAATGGTAAAGTATTTACACAAAATACATTTGTACCTCCACTTGAAAGATTTCCTTTATATTTTAAATGGAGTCATTATTCTCCAGTTGATCAACGTATAGATCCTGCACCAACTAATATCGTAGATATGATTGTTATTACGAATAGTTATTATACAGATATGACAAATTGGAAAAATAATAATGGAACAATACTTACTATACCAACTGCACCTACAACAGAAGAGTTAAGAATACAATTTGATAATTTGAATCAATATAAAATGATAAGTGACTCAATTGTTTGGAATTCAGGACAATTTAAAATTTTATTTGGATCTCAAGCAGCAACAGAGTTGCAAGCAATATTTAAAGTTGTTAAAGCACCCTCATCAAGTATAAGTGATAACGAAGTTAAAACACAGGTTATACAAGCAATTGATATTTATTTTGATATTAGAAATTGGGATTTTGGTGAAAAATTCTTCTATACAGAACTAGCTGCATTTATACATCAACAATTATCAAGAACAATCAGTTCAGTTGTTATTGTTCCAACTAATGCAAATTCACAATTTGGTAATTTATTTGAAATTGTAGCAGGACCTACCCAACTATTTATGTCAACTGCCACGGTTAATAATGTAGCCATAGTGTCAAACCTTACTGACCAAAATCTTAGAGTTTAAGTATTCCTATTTGTGCATATTTAAAATAGATATTGGTCTTTGATGTAACAGAGTTTACATAGCTTTTAATTTCCGTGATAAATACGATAGTTGATAATATACCTATACTTATTTTGGAATTTAAATG